AGTGATGACAGCCTCTTCGTGCTGAGTTCTAGCGTCTGGGAGAATACTCATGGATCCAACTGTACCCTGAATTGTATCTAGCATAGTTAGACCAGTAAATACACGCATAGTTAGCTGCTGCTCATCTGGCCTTAGAGTGCTCCAAGACTGGATGTCATTAGAAATTGGCACCTTTTCTGGCAGCCAAAAGTTGGCAGTAAGCCTGTTCCATACGTCTAGGTCAATAGGATCTTCGACTTTATTCCAGTTAACTGGCCTTGTTATAGCTGACATGATACGCATCCCTCCATTTCTGTTCCTTCTAGTGCATTCTGTCTAATGCGAATGTAGTAAATTGTTTTAATACCCTTCTTCCATGCGTAAATCTGTGCCTTATTTACGTCACGAGTTGAGGCTGTGTCCTTAAAGAATAGCGTTAGGGACATACCCTGGTCAATGTGCTGCTGTGCAGCTGCATAGATATCTACAATCTTCTCTGGACCAATCTCATAGGCATCCTGGAAGTACTCACGGTTATCGTTTGTTAGGTATGGGGCTGGGTAGTAAACACGACCCATCTTTCCTTCCTTACGAATTTCAACCTGTGCGGCAATAGGATGAATAGAGCTAGTACTGTTGTTTATATAGCTGATTGATCCAGTTGGAGGAACAGCTTGCAGGTTCTGGTTGTACAGACCATGCTCCATTACAATTTCCTTTAGCTCCTGCCAGTCTTTCTTGGAGGGAACCTTAATTTTTGCCGCCTTGAAAATGGCAGCAACCTTCTCAGTCTCTGGAGCCCACTTCTTTTCAGTATACTTATCAAAGAAAGACCCGTCTGCGTACTTGGACTTTTCAAATCCTTCGAATGGGCTCTTGGATTCCTGTGCAAGCTTTGCTGATGCGTGTAGGGCGTGGTATAGAACTGTGTAGAAGTAGATGTTTGTGAAGTCGATTGATTCTTCGTCTCCATAATGCATTCGCTCCTTTCCAAAATAGCCATGCAAGTTCATCTGGCCAAGGCCGATAGCACGGGACTTTCTGTTTCCCTCTGCTACTGACATTACAGAGTCAATGTAGGATAGATCAGATACTGCACTTAGGGAGCGGATCGCTACCTCAATAGTCTTTCCAAAGTTTGGCGACTCCATAGCCTTGGCAATGTTTAATGATCCTAGGTTACATGAAATATCTTTTCCAATATCCTTGTAACTCATATCATTATTGTAGGTGGTTGGTGTGTTCACCTGCAGAATCTCGGAGCAAAGGTTTGACATGTTGATGCGACCGTCGATAGGGTTAGCATTATTAACAGTGTCCTCATATACGATATATGGGTACCCAGACTCAAACTGAAGCTCAGCAATACGCTGAAACAGATCTCTAGCCTTTACCTTGCTCTTTTTAATACGTGAATCGTCAACCATTTCCTGGTACTTCTCGGTTACCGAGATGTCTGACATGGGGACTCCGTAGACGCGCTCTACATCGTATGGTGAGAACAAATACATGTCCTCATTACCCTTAGCTAGCTCAAGAGTGATGTCTGGGATAACTACCCCGATAGATAGAGTTTTGATCCTGGTCTTCTCGTCTGCGTTTTCACGCTTAGTGTCTAGGAACCTCATGATGTCTGGGTGGTGAGCGTTTAGGTAAACTGCACCAGCTCCTTGGCGGGCACCGAGTTGGTTTGCATATGAGAAGGCATCCTCTAGCATCTTCATTACTGGAATAATTCCAGATGACTGGTTCTCAATCTGCTTGATTGGTGCACCTAGTTCGCGTACGTTTGTTAGGTTAAGACCTACGCCACCACCCCTCTTAGAGAGCTGTAGTGACGATGTAACGGCACGGGCGATGGATTCCATGTTATCTTCTACCCGAAGTAGGAAACAGCTCACATACTCTCCACGCTGGGCCTTACCTGCATTTAGGAATGTAGGCGTAGCAGGCTGGAATCGATTAGTAATAATTTCATCAATGACTTCTTGTGCGTGTTGCTTATTGCCACGCCCCAGCATCAGACCGTTCATTACGACACGATCCTCAAAGCGCTCTAGATAGCGGTCTCCAGCAAAGTTCTTTAGTGCATACTGAGTATAGAACTTGTAGGCACCGACGAATGTTGGAAATCTAAACTTGTAAGAGTATGCATGCTTAAACAGATCTTTAATGTCTGCAGCAGAGTACTGGTCTAGGATGACTTTATCGTAGTATTTATTATCAACTAGGTAGTCAAGCTTTTCTTCTAATGAGTGAAAAAATACTGTGTTCTGATTTACGTGGTCTAGGAAATAAGCTTTAGCTGCCTCTTTATCTTTTCCAAACTGAATCTGGTTGTTCTCGTCATACATATTTAGCATGGCGTTTAGTTCATGGTAGCTGATCTTAGTTTCCATATAGTAGTTCCAATCTTTCCTTTATCGTTACGATGTCTTCTGGTGTGCCCATAATTTCAACACGTGCTATAAGGGGTACACCAGTTTTTTCACAGACCATGTCTGCTGCCTTACAGTAATGTTCACCAAAGTTTGTGTTACCAGTGCCAATGACACCTCGTAACAAATCCCTGTTGGCAGGATTATTTAAGAATACCTTGACAGACTTTGGAATAGCAGGCGATTCGCTGCCGCCACCATAAGTCGGAAAGACCAATACATACTCACTACCCACAACGAAGTCCCTAGCATCGCTAGGCTTAGTTGGAATACGAACTCCTGCACTGGTTAGCCTTTCTACAAATCTCTTAGTGTTTTCCGAGTAATTGGAAAAATAGACAATGGTAATCGGCAATGACACCTAACCACCACTCTCTAAATTACGTCAAATTGAGATAGATACTCTTCAATTTTTTCTTTACTGGGCTTATATTGTATCACGTTTTTAGAACTTTCTTCAATAGGATCTTTTGGTCTATCCCTAAAAGTATGAACCTCTACCTCTTGATTAATGTTTTTAGGTGTATGAGAGATAGCACCAAACACTGCACCACAAACAGCATCTGCAAGGTCCTTGGAGAGCTTTCTGGGGTGGTCAACCCTGTTCTGCTTAACAATCTTTAGTTCTGTTAGCTCTTCAAACAGCAGCTCAATAGCAGGCATGGCTAGCCTCTCCTCGTACACTAGCATAGCCATATCTTCATAATGCTTCTTAGCTACAGAAACTGTCTCTGTCCTCATACCGACAGACTTTAGCTCGTTCTGAATATCGAATGACTGCCATCGGTCAAAGGAGACCATGCCAATATTAAAGCCTTGTCTGCGAAGATTCTGGATCCACTGCTTTACCTCAGATAGGTTTACAGGCCCTTCTATCCTAGGCTCCCAGTATACAACAGCATCTACGACTACCATAGGCACTACCTGCTCATAGTCTTTCATTACTTGAACAGATACCCACTTTTCTACGTGGGCAATAGCTACAGCACACTTGTCATGCTTTTGTGCAAGGTCAGCATGTACATAGTAAACCTTGTCTGGATCTGGCTTAAATGTTTCGTCAAATCTCTTGGAGCTGTCTATAGGGTTACGTACGGTCATGCATGCCCTGACCTTCTCGCGCTGCTTGAAGAATGCGTCTGATGCAAATGTTGGAACACATGCAAAACGCTGCATCGCATCACCCATGTCTGTATAGAAAGCTAATTTAAAGTCATCTACCTTACGTGTTGGATTAACCACCCAGGTTGGCCTCTTTAATGCAAATACGCCAGGATACTTGTAGTTTACAATAGTATCTTCATCCCAGCTAATCTCTAAGCTATTGCCCTCTGCATCTTCTGGCAGTTCTGGATTCATAACAAACTTATGAGTCTTAGTTATGATCTCTTTCTCGGCAATTACATCGTCATATCTCTGAGATATAAAGTCTCCTGGGAAACGTGGAAAGGAAAGCAGAGCTACCTTGCCCAAGTCAGGGAATCTTGAGTCAACGGATGCACGGAAAGCTTTATATATATTGTCAGCAGTCTTACCCTGGTCATTACCAGTACCCACCTCTTGGGCAAACCCAGAGATCTCGTCAAGTACTGCCAGAATAAGGTTTAGACCCTCGTGAGACTCCCTTTCCGAGTGACCTGAGTACACGGTTATGGAGTGATCAAACTCAATGCTGTCTGCCTTGGCATAAAACTTTCCTGCGAACCAAGGTGATCTTTCGATCTTAGACTTAAATCCTTTAAAGAAAACGTTCTTTGCTTGCTGTGCGTTAATAGCTACGTTAATAATATCGATGGCATCCCCAGATGGCTTGCCAAAATACTTAGCAGGGTCTTTAAGACATAGAAGTTTGTAAACAATATAGCTACAGGCTACGGTTGACGTAAAGTCTTTTCCACTACCTTTTCCAAGCTGAAGGATAACCTCATTCTTTGTATACTTCTTATAGTACTTACTGCCTGCATCTGCCCCCATAAGCTCTACTAGGTCTTCTAGCTTATAGATCTGGCTCATGGCCTCGACGATATCGTATTGTACCTGTGATAGTGGTGGCTGGCCAAGGAAGTCTTCACCTTCTACAAATGTCTTAGCATCTACAGGAATCTCTTCAAATACATCAGACTTAAGTGCTTCTAGAAAATCATCAAACATTATTCACCACTTACTACCGTGACAGTTTCTCCAGGCTTAGTTGCTGAGGACAACCTTCGCATGATCTCATCTCGAATCTCTGGATGCTCTGCAGCAATATCTTTTAGGATAGCGATCAGAGTTGCCTGCCTATCCTCAATAGCCATCATCTCCTCGGCGAGCTCTTTATTCTCCAGGAGACCTGCCTTCTGTAGCATATCGATTCTTGTACGCTCTAGGTCCATAACAAGCTTAATAGCAGAGTTTTTTGACCTTAAGTCTGAAGCCATAGTAGCCTCATCTATTACTTCATAGGCTTTTTGGATTAGCTTGCTGTAGTGGGTGTCTGCACCTACCAAAGCTTCTTTTGCTCTTGCACGAATAGCTGCGTTGTCAGATGCCATGGCACGCCACTCGTTGATGTACCCCACAACCTTTTGCCTGGGGATTGCAAGCTCCTTAGAGATCTGAGTCTCTGGGGTTCCTGCCAAGTATTTTTCAACTACCTTGTTTACTTGATCAAGATGCTCTACTGTAAGGTCTTCAAATGACACGCTTGGCCCTCTTCCCCTTCTGTGGAATACGCTTAATACGGTCTTCCTTAAATGCACGGAACTGCTGTGCCTTACCCCTAAAGATTTCGAAGCAGTCTACCCATTCTGACCCAGTTCGCTCATTAGTTGTGATTCCTACAAACTTAAACTTAACACCATACTCGCCCTTTACCTTGACGATATCTCCAGCTTCAATGGGAAACCCATTAACTTCCATGTATGGAACTGTTGTCAATCCACTGGGGGCTACTACTACTTTTTTACGTCTTCCCATTATCTTCTCGACTTTCTAAGCCCAAACTTGGCTAGATAAACATAGATTGTTTCTACGCTTACACCACACTCTAGGGCAATCTGTTCTGGTGTCTTTTTGTCCATGTGGAAACGTTTCTTTAACCACAATTCATTTGTATATAGTTTAGCAGACTTAGCCATTCTTGTCAACCACCTTATTCCAGTTATACAGGGCATAGTGCCCTACTCCAACAGCATCGGCAATATCATCGTCTAAGATATCTCTATCATAGTTAATCTTAACAAGGTTAATTGTTCTTTGCTTTCTTACCTGACGCTCTTTGTTTTTATACCACGTCTTTGACTTGCCTGGAAACTGTTTTGTAAGATCGAACTGTTCGCTCTTAGTCATCTTTTTATTACCCAGATAGCTCTGCCATGCAATTGGATTTACTGCGCCTGCGATAACAATACCAGATTGTGCAGCAGCTCCTAATAGGGCTCCTTGCACTAGAGCTAAGTCTGCAGCTGTCTTTGGACTATTCATAAATACAGTATGCTCAATAACTAGGTTTTTGACCTCAGGGAACTGGTCAAAGAATGCCCTACACTTACGTGCTGCATCTGCTACCCTTGCGTAAACCGAAGATCCTTCAAAGTTTATCTTGCCATGTGCTATAAGATCTTCTCCGTCAAAGACTGCGAAGGCCATGCTGTTAGTACTAGCATCTACAGAAAATAGTTTATTCCTTGCCATTTTGCAACCTTCTGATGTCTCTTAGAGCCCCTTTAATATCTCTGGGGTCAGCTGGGCAGTTCTCGCACAGATCACTGTCGTTGTATATGGATAGCTGTTTGCCACATGACTTGCATGGCCTGTCCTTGCCTTTGCGACGTGATCTTCGTGTTTGGTTATACCTGGCAGAGATTTTTTCTCTAGTTGCCTGCTCTCTGCATTCTGCAGAACAGTAAATCTGATAAGAAATATCTGATTGAAAGGTATGATCACACCATTGGCAATGCTTGTTTTTCATCTATTGGCTCCAGAGATAGTAGTTTAATGTCTCCCTTACCAGCGACATCGCAAGTTGCCTTTACAGGACAAGTCTTGCAAATTCTGGAGTTAGATCTGTAGTTCTTTTCAGGCAGGGTCCTATCTGTCCATGCCTTGCGAACTGATCTTAGCCAGTCAAATGTGCCGTCTACCCACTTCTTATAATAGTCATTTAGCTCAACTGGTAGGATGAGCAACTCATGATTATTTTTGTTTTCATAAATAAGAACAGCTTCTGTCTTATTTAGAATCTTCATATATATTAGCAGCTGTACTAGGTGGCCTAGCTTTGGCTTACCCGCTGCTTTTCGATACTCAAAACCTTCTTGTGGCATTGTCTTGATCTCACCTAGAAGCTCTTTGCCATCCCAGTTAAGCAGAACATCGCCAAACCCAAAGATTGGCGGATCGTTATGAGTAATCTTGAACTCAGAATCAACAAGAAAGTCTTCTACGTTGCCCATAGCTTCTTGGATTCTGTCATGAGACTTGGTACCAGCAGTCATGTTAGCAGCGCCATAGGCATCTGCGCTATCTGCAAACTCTGCCCCATCAAAAGCTATGTACCAGTATCTTGGGCATTCTCCATGTCCATAGGCTACTGTTGACGGTGCGAAGGTCTTTTTCTGAGTATGCCTTGGTACACGCTTTACCGTATACCCAGAGTTTATTTTTTCGATAAGCTCTTTATTGTTTAAAAAAGACTTCTTCTCTTGGCTAGCCTTAAGCATAACCTGATTTAATAGATTCTTTGCCATCATAATTTATCGAGCTATGTACTTTAGTGCAGCAACTAGGTCATTAACTGCCTCTGCTGTTGTAAAGTATATATTCTTCTTAGCTCTATCTCCCTTATCTACGTTTACCATCCATGTGGCCTTTAGTGACATCTTTGCTGCAATAGCCTGTAGCCTAACAATTTCAATGGTAGCTACCTGAATTGGAATATCTGGTTTTAGAATTAGCTTGGCCACCATAGTAAGAGCCTGAGTTAGCTCTTCGTCTTGCATAAAGTCTGCAATCTCTGCAAGGCCATTTACTGATTCTAGAGTTGTCTTATCTGTCATCACTTACTTTCGTTATATGTATTTTCCCAATGAGTTCTTTTGTTGTACATAAGTATATCATGTTCTCCCATTGCTGTCATGTCTAGGCTCCACTTTCCATCTATTTCTTTTAGTGGATTTGGCCCGAGTTCACCTTGTACAGCATCTTCTGCGTAAAAGTGTGCGAAGATCATGTCTACGAATTCACCGTCAGAGAAGTTTGTCTTTGTTCTCCAATGGATTTGATTAGTTCCAGAAAAAGTAAGTGCCTGGTTGTCCTTTAGTGTGTACTCCCTGCCCTCAACAACAATTGGCCAGTCTCTATTTGAACCTAGCTGAATGTCAAATGTGAGGCGTGGTTCTCTAAATACCTCGTCCCAATGTGGTGGTAGTTGTACTGGAAGGTCTTCCTCAAATATCGCATACCTGGCGAAAGATAACTCGCCTAGAACAATCTTTCTATCTGTTGTAGACTGCGCTGCTTTTGTTATAGACTCTACAATGTTTTCTGGCATCCAACTGTGATAGGCCTTATGAGAGAAGATCCTCATAACCTGTTGTCTATCTTTTGGGGTATTATTAATATGATCGTATATTTGACTAATCTCGTCATCTGTAAATATTTTATCCACAATAACGTTAGGTTGGTTGTAGTCCATTATGCATTCTCCTTAAGAATTCCATGTATCTCTGCTGGTATGCCCTGCTTAAGGCCCAGCTCGTTGTAAAGAGTCCAAGATTTTTGCATCTTGGGGTGTTCCGATAGTTTAGACAGATACTCCTGGACCCTATCCTGAAACTTTACTGGATCTAGGGGATAGTCTTGCTTTAAGAACCTCCAGTCATTCAAGGGTGAATAGTCAAATGTTAAAATTTTAACAAACTCGCCCTCTTGCCACTTTCTTTTTGGCCTAAAGTGTGGCTGGTTAATTGCACTAAATATTAGGGCATCGCCCTTTTTAAGATTGTATGGTTTTTCATCTACATAAATATCCCAATCTATATTTCCATCAAGCATGTAGTTGAATGTTAAAATAGTATTTGTATTATCTATGTGTGGTGGAAGTGATGGAAGAAACTTTCCCTCACCGTGTCTGGGGTCATAGTCGATATAGCTGTAATGGCACAGCCTCAAGTCTTCGCTATATAGCTTTTTGACGTATGAATCCATTACAGATTCAATTTCTTTTGGAGCTTCAAACTCTACCATCTCCCTAGACATGTGGACTACCTTCTTTGGATCATACCAGTTTTTGCCTCGATACTCTTCCTGCCCTCCTGGTACCAAGTAGAACTCTGGCTCAGAAGCTAGCAATGTTTTAAATATCGATTCTAGACTATCTACTTGCTCATTAGAAAATGGCTTTGTAACGTAGATTGGAATGTCTTCATTATACTGGGACTTATCCTCTGACAAGTAGTCCCACATGCCTGGAGCGGTAAATTTTTCCATGGTTTAATTATACCATAGGCTCACCATTCACTATGTTTTGCTTGTCTTTGCTAGTAACAGTAGCTTTGCCAACAAACCATGGAAGTAGAATGTCATACAGATCAACTAGCAGATTTACATCTTGAATCTGGTATTTCTTCATCTCTACCCAGGCCTTAGGGTCGCCTGCCATACAATTGATCCATAGCTTAAACCCTGAGTGCTTTACCTTTGCACCTACACCGAGCTTTTGTGCTACATAATCTAGCTTATTAGAAGGGAACTGGAAGTTAGCCTTCACAACGCTCATTAGGTCTAGGTCCTTAACGGTTGATGGAGGTGCCATACCATTCTCCAAGAACTCTCTGTTGATGTGCTTGTGATCAAAGGCTGCTGAGTTCCAACCAACTAGGACATCTGCTTCCTCCATTAGCTTGTGTAGCTCTTGTAGCATTGCCTTCTTACCATCGTGGTGTACAGACTTAAAGATAACCTTCTTTGTACCTTTCCAACGAGCGCCAAAGCATAGCATCTCGGTGGGCTCTATGATCTGGTCAATACTTACGTTCTGGTCCCAAAGGCCCCACACATAAGCTTTAATCGGTGTTGTCTCAATGTCTAGATATAGTGTTTTCATTATGCATTGCTCTCTTCTATAAGTTGTTCTAGTAATTCTAATTCAATTATTGCTAATCTTGTTTTGCGATGTGTTTCACCCAATACTACTACTATAGCAGGATCGTTCCCATTACGCAAGGCATCGGTCACAGCTTTTGCCCAATTATCTTGGTTTACTGTAAACCCCTTTGGATACTCCTTAAAGTCAACTGTAAAGTTTTCCCAAGTAGCATCACCCTTCTTATTTCCTCTGCCAGAGTTCTTGATCCCCTGGGCGTTAAGACGCTTTATCTCTCCACGCTCACTCATTAATGAAGTCAGCTTTCTTTTTCTTTGGATTTAGGCTGACCTCGGATAGGTGCTTTTCTGAGCACATCCAAGTTAGCTGCTTGGCTTCTGGATAGTGCCTAATAGTGGTGACTTCAGCCTTACAAACATGGCAGCGGAACTGTCCATGGTAAATAGAATACTTAGCCATTAAGTTTTGCCCTCAGTTCTTCCTGAAAATCCTTGTTTTCCCTTACGTAGTCAATGAATCCGTCTCTTCCCTGTACCTTGTTTCCGTCTGGCAGTAGGTACCAAGCTCCTGTGCGCTCTACATAACCGTTCATCTCTGCTGTATCAACAAGATCTCCGACCTCATCAATACCAATCATGTCACCCTTAAAGTAGAAGTCATACTCTGCAGACTCTCCAGGAGCAGATGTTTTTGAGTTAAGAACATCCCAGCGCACCTTGCGGCCTACCTTTTGTTCAATAAGCTTGTCTCCTACCTTAATCTTCTTTTTAATAGCCTGTCCATCAGATGATGATGAGAAAAGTTTTACAATAGTCGATGAGAAGAACTGTGTGGCATTTCCTCCAGTAGGCACAGCCTGAGTATAGGTTGGTGTAATGTTATTTCGTGCTTGGGAGATAGCAATAATTAGTGATGGCTTCTCCTGGTTGTTTGCATAGTTAATCATCATCCATGCATGCTTTAGGTCTTTAGACTCTGCACCAATCTGCTTAGTCTTATCTAGATCTTTTAGCTCAGTGGAGTCTTTCTCAAAGTATACCGCTGGTAGCAGTGAGCTGATTGAGTCAATGACGATTAGATCTACCCCTGCGTGCAGGAGAGCAACTGTTACATCAACCATGTCATTAATGCTTCTTGCCTCCGAGTAAATTAGCTGAGAAGTATCTACCCCAAGCTTTTGGGCCCACTCTTCGTCATAAGACATCTCAGCATCTACCCAAGCGCATAGCTTACCTTCTTTTTGTGCTAGACCAATTGTCTGCAGGCAAAGAGATGACTTTGCACTTGACTTGCTTCCCCACAGCAAAACCTGCCTACCATATGGCAGGCCGCCCCCTAAAGCCTTATTTAGCCCTGGGCTAGGAGTAGGCTGAAACTCTGTTTTAATGCCCACAGCAGGGCCTAGGCGCTTTCTAATCTTAGGATCTAGTAGCGATAGTGCTTCATCAATTGTTGTCATTTATGTCCTCCAAAATAACTGTTCCGTCTTTAGTCTTTCCAAAAGAAAAGTTGTATGCGTTACCCTCTTTAATTTTCATGTAAGCCTTTGCAAACGTTGTAGGGAATACTGTGATTGAATGTAACTCTCTAGATGTGTCAGCTACTGTCATAGATGCCATCTTCTTTCCTGCCTTTGTTACCCTTGGCTTAAATGATACGACATACATCTCATCATCCTTATAGGGAAGCTGCTTATAGTTTAGGTATTTTACTAGGGATGACTCTACCTTACCCAAGTCGTCTATCTGAATATGACTAACAATCCTGTTATCGCTAGCCAGTAGCAAATACGTGCGACCTGGCTCAACTGTGGTTTGCTCTTCATCAAATATCCCCACGCTTCCTGTCTTATCTAAGATCTCTACCCTTGACCATCCTGGCCCTCTCTTGATTGACTTTGCCATACCCATCAGAACATATGACCCCTTTTCCTCAAACTCGTCTACGTCATTAATAAATGCGTAGAAGTGCTGAGGAACAGAAATGTTAAATTCTGGTAGGTTTAGGTAGTCATAAAGATTCTCCCTGATCTCCTGATCATTCCTTGGATTATCTTGAAAGGTAGCTGCCCCAACAAGCTTTAGAGCAGATAGGGCTCGGCTATTAACCCCACTGCCTTTACTAAATGTAAACTCTTCTAGCTCTGCATAGGAACTAAATGGTCGCTTCTCGATAAACTTAGCAGCGATGTTATCTGAAATATACTTAATTCCTGTCATTCCAAACCTGATACCCTTGCCTTCAATCTTAAAGTCAGCATCTGAGTCATTAATATGTGGCAACTTAATGCTAATCCCCATTCTCTTTGCCTCAATAAGGTACTCCGTACGAGCATCCTTATCCTTTTCATTCTTTAGCATTGAGTACATAAACTCTAGTGGGTAGTATGCTTTTAGCCATGCTGTCCAGTAAGAAAGTGTAGAGTAGGCTACCGCATGTGACTTATTAAACGAATACCCTGCGTGAGCCTCAAAGTCTGTCCATAGCTCTGTGGCAGAGTTTGGAGACATAAACTGGGAGGCACCCTTGACAAACCTATCCTTAAACTGATCAAACTCTTTAGCATCTTTTTTCTTACCAATAATCTTACGAACTTTATCAGCTTCTGCCATAGACATTCCACCTAGCTCTGTACAAGCCTGCATTACCTGCTCCTGGTAAAGGATACAACCATAAGTCTCTGCTGTGAATGCCTTCATCACTTGGTGGTGATATGCAATGTTTTGCTTACCATGCTTACGAAGGATATAATCCTTGCCAATAGTATTCATAGCTCCTGGACGAACTAGAGCGTTAGAAGCAGCTAACTCTGCAAAGTTCTTTACACCCATCTTTACGAGCAAGTTTGTATATGGGGTTGCCTCACACTGAAAAACACCCTTTGTAAAGCCGTCAGAGAGCATCTGATAGACTTTTGAGTCTTCCATGTCTACAGATAGGAGGTCAATCTTCTTGCCCTCACGCTGCTCTATAGTGGTTAGAGTGTCTTTAAGAACACTGAGTGTCTTAAGACCAAGAGCATCAATCTTAATAAGGCCAATACGCTCTGCCTCTTCCATGTCTACACCTACAACTGGAATACGCTCCTTGGTTCCTGGAGCTGTTCTGGTTTCTAGTGGAGCATACTTAAAGATAGGTGACTTAGATGTAACAACACCTGCGGCGTGAATTCCTGTACCACGAATTCTACCACGAAGCTGTTCTCCGTAACGCTCAATCTCTGGATACTTCTCTCGGAACCATGCTGCTTGCTTTGACCTGCAGTAGTCTTCCCAGGTGTCAATAACCTTCATAACCTTGTTTACATCTGTTAGAGGAATGTTGAGAACACGTGCGATATCCCTTACAACGCCTTTATCTTTAAACTTTAGAAATGTTGCAATAGATGCTACGTGCTTGTACTGTCTAACTAGATAATCCTTTACCTCATCACGCCTTGAATCCTGAATGTCGGTGTCGATATCTGGAAAGTCATTACGTTCTGGGTTAATAAACCTAAAGAAAAGCAGTCCATGGACAATAGGATCAATATCGGTAATCCCTAGTGCATAGCATAGAAGTGAGCCTGCAGCAGATCCACGACCTGGCCCTACCATGATGCCTTCTTTTTTAGCCCATGCAATCATGGATCTAACAACAAGGAAGTATGGGCCAAAGTTCTTATCCTGAATAATCTTTAGCTCTTCGTCTAGCCTAGCTAGGTACTCGTCTGTATGGATTCCTCGCTCCTTGAGGCCAGCAACTGCTAGCTCGTAGAGTTCTTTGTCTGGTTCCTGATACTGTACTGGAAGCAGATCTAGGTGGTCTTGAATATCATAATCCTCAACCTTATCCGATACCTCTTGAGTTGCTGCATACATATCTTCTCTATCGATGCCCTGCGCCAGCATAGCTGATCGCATCTCTTCGTCTGATAGCAAATGAATGTCAAACTTGGTAAAGGTTATTTGTCTTTCTCCATACAGATAGTCAAGCCTATCCATTAGGTTATCATGCTTTAAAGACTTTTCGTAGGTAGCACCTTTTTCTACCTTATTAGAGTAGCTGTTTAGAATCAGCTTTAGCTCTTGAATCTCTTTCTGCCCCTTATCAGAGTGGTGGCAGTCTGGAGTAACAATTGGAGTTACCTGGTATTTATCTGCTAGATCAAGCAGCTGCTTGTTTACCTCTGGGGGATTGTGTGGCATTACTTCAATGTAGAAGTCGTCTTTGAATACACGCTTGTGCCACTCAATAATTCGCTTAGCTTCTGCAAGCTCTTCAGCCTCGATAGCTTTCGCTAGGGCACCAGAGAGGCACCCAGAAAGGACAATAAGTCCCTCTGAGTACTTCTCTAGAACCTCATAGTCGAAGCGTGGTTTCTTGAAGAAGCCTTCTGTCCACGCAATCTCGTTGAGCTTGTTTAGGTTTTCTAGTCCAACACGATTCTTTGCAAGCACAATGACGTGGTTATATACTAGGTCTAGTAATCCATCGCGTACATCGTTAGCACGCTGATCTTTTCTATCATTAGTTATATAACCCTCAATACCCAGTACTGGCTTGATACCTTTTTCCTTAGCAATGCGGTAAAACTCTCTGTGTCCAGATAGCGAACCGTGGTCAGTGATTGCAAGGGAAGACATGCCAAGTTCTTTAGCACGGCTAAGGTACTCTTCTGGGGTGGCGATACCGTCGAAGAGTGAGAAATGTGTGTGAACGTGTAAACCGTTATAGCTCAACCCTAGCCCCTACCAGTCGATGTTGGTAGAAGTTACAGATGGTGCATCAAACCCAAGGTAGAAAGCTTCCTGCTCTGGGTAAGGTACCTCACGGACAACCTTTTCTAGGTTGAAGAACTCAGCAGAACCCCAGTCATGTGGCTCTGTATCTGGTCCAGTTGGAATTAGTGTGTAGTTGGTCTCAGTTCCCTGGCCATTA